CCGAGATTCTACAAGATGTGGACGGTGGTGCTATCGTTCAGGCGCTCATGGGTGGGGCGGAGGAAGGCATTGAAGTAGAGGCGGCGGTGTATGATCACAACGCCAACCTTGCTGAGATCTTGGATGAGTCCACGCTGGGTGAGATATCCAGCGAACTTCGTGAGATGTACGAAGAGGATATGGACTCAAGGCAGGATTGGGAGCAATCCTACACCAAGGGTCTTGATCTTCTGGGCATCAAGTATGAGGAACGCACCCAGCCGTTTGATGGCGCTACTGGTGTAACGCATCCATTGATTGCCGAGTCCGTAACGCAGTTCCAAGCACAAGCCTATAAAGAACTTTTGCCTGCCGGTGGTCCGGTCAAGACGCAAGTCTTGGGTTCCAAGACCATGGAGAAGGAGGCACAGGCCAGTCGCGTCAAGAACTTCATGAACTATCAGGTCACTGAGGTTATGGAGGAGTTTGATCCTGACACGGATCAGATGCTGTTCTATCTGCCGCTATCTGGATCTACGTTCAAAAAGGTATACTTTGACCCTACCAAGAACCGTGCGGTGTCGGCGTTTGTGCCGTCAGAAGACTTGGTGGTGCCGTATTCGGCTACCGATCTGAACACAGCTCCACGGGTGACGCATGTTTTGCGGATGGACGCCAATCAGGTCCGCAAGATGCAAGTTGCTGGTATCTATCGCGATGTGGAGGTGTCCACAAGTGATGAGAGTGACGATCCAGTTCGTGAGAAGGTGGATCAGATTGAGGGCGTCAGCAAAGGATATTCAGACGATGTGCATACCATTTTGGAGATGCACGTTGAGATGGACCTTGAAGGCTTTGAAGACATGGGTCCGTCAGGAGAGCCAACGGGGATCAAGCTACCGTACATCGTAACGCTTGATCATGGATCTGGGGAGATCTTGTCCGTAACGCGCAACTACGATCAACAAGATCCGTTGAAGCGCAAGCGGCAATACTTTGTGCACTACAAGTTCCTGCCCGGTCTGGGTTTCTATGGCTTCGGCTTGATTCACATGATCGGCGGACTTGGCCGCGCAGCTACGAGCATACTTCGTCAGTTGATCGACTCTGGTACGCTGGCGAATTTGCCGTCTGGTTTTAAGGCACGAGGCATACGCATCCGTAACGATGACGAGCCTTTGTCGCCTGGTGAGTTCAGGGACATTGATGCACCTGGTGGTGACATCCGTAACTCAATCATCCCGCTTCCGTTCAAAGAGCCGTCCGGCACGCTAGCGCAGTTGCTGGCATCTTTGATTGAAGGTGGGCGCCGCTTTGTATCTATCGCCGATCAACAGCTTGGCGACGGTGCGAAGAGCGGTGACATGCCTGTGGGCACAACTGTGGCGTTGCTTGAGCGTGGTATGAAGGTCATGTCGGCCATCCACAAACGCTTGCACTACGCGCAGAAAACAGAGTTCCGGCTCCTCGCTAGAATCTTCGCGGAAAATCTCCCTTCAAGTTATCCGTATGAGGTAGCCGGAGCACCCTCAGAGATAAAGTCACAGGACTTTGATGGGCGCGTCGATGTTATCCCGGTGTCGGATCCGAACATCTTTTCGATGGCACAGCGCGTTACGCTGGCACAAACACAGCTACAGTTGGCGCAATCCAATCCGCAGATTCATAATTTGCATGAGGCATACAAGCGTATGTATCAGGCTCTTGAGGTGCAGAACATTGATGAGATTCTGCCTGCCAAGAAAGAGCCGCAACCCACGAGTCCCAGCATTGAGAATGCAAAGGGGATGCAGGGCGAACTACTGACGGCGTTCCAGCAACAGGATCATGATGCACATATCATGACTCATATTGCGTTCATGAAACTGCCGTTGGTCTCCACTTCTCCTAATATTTATGCTATATTCATGGGGCATCTTCAGGATCATATATCCATGAAGGCACGTTTGACTGTGATGGCTCAAGTCCAAGAACAGCAAGCGCAGGCGCAGCAAATGGCATTGGCCGCTCAGATGGGTGCAGTAGACCCGATGATGGCGCAACAACAAATGCAAGCAGCATCTGCGATGACTGAAGAGATGGTTGAAGCCGAGGTCGCAAGACTAGAAGCACAGTTTACTCAGGAAATCATTCAGATGCTTGCACCGCCAGAAGGTGGGCAAGATCCGCTTGTTGCAATCCGGCAGCAAGAACTTGCTATCAAGGCTGCTGAGTCTCAGCGCAGAGCGCAACAAGACGCGGCAGAACTTGATTTGGAACGCCAGAAGCTCCAGCAGAGAGCCACTACTGACGCAGCGCGAATCGAACTCCAAGAGGAGATCGCGGAAGACAGGGCAGATGTGAATAGGGAACGCATCCAGACCCAGCGTGAGTTGGCGATGCGTAGAGGGTAATTGGATCCAGTAAGTGCTATGGCTACCGCTACGGCGGCATTTGGAGCCATCAAAAAAGGGTTTGCGATAGGACGGGACATCGAGTCGATGGTATCCGACCTTTCGCGTTGGATGGGTGCGATATCTGACCTAGACCAAGCCGAAAAAGAAGCCAAGAATCCCCCCATATTTAAGAAGCTGTTCGCAGGTAAGACTGTCGAACAAGAAGCTATGGAAGCCTTTGCGGCAAAACGAAAGGCCGCAGCACAGCGTGACGAACTTAAACAGTGGATCGGCCTGACACTGGGCAAGTCCGCTTGGGATGATTTGGTTCGCATGGAGGGCCAAATTCGCAAAAGGCGCCAAGAGGCGATCTATGCACAGCGTGAAAAGCGCCGGAAGTTCGTAGAGATCATGGCATGGATTATTTTGATCAGCGTTGGCATCGCCGTGTTGACTGCATTTGTCTTACTTCTCAAAGCTCACACAGCACAAGCGGCAGAACAAATGACAGTCTGTCGTAAGGTCAAGTGTGAAAAGCTAGAAGACAAACAGATGGTCTGTGTGTTCAAGGGTCAAAACAACACCATTGAGTCCATGTTTTTCAAACGTGGAGAGTTCATTCCTAATGAGTATCTTTGCAAATACGATCCAAATGCCCGTAGAGACCGGACAATACAGGAGACTCTCAAGGAGATACGGGAGAGCCAGAAATGACCAAACGCTTTCAGAAGGACACTGAGTATGCTGGATATGATCTGGACGGCGATGGAGAAATTACGGACGCGGAACTTGCCCACGCCAAAGAAATACGTCAGGCCGAGCACGAGATGCGTAAACTACGGGCACAGCGCCGTATGGCGACGGCCTCGTTGGGAGCAATGGGTGCTTTTACAGTCGCGATGTTCTTTGTGCCGGTTGAGCGGGTGTCGGCGTTGGCGGACATAAGTAACTTGTTTTATATTAGTGGAGCTGGCATCGTAGGTGCGTATATGGGCACTACAGCTTGGATGAGTCGCAAGTAATGGTGGATGCCTTCTTGTTATTGGTCTACCTAGGAACCGGAGACTTTCGCAAGCTAGAGAGTGGAAACATGTATTTCTATTCGATCAACGAATGTAACTACTT